CTTTCTGTTGTTATACCAGTATTTCAGGGGGAATAATATAATTTGCTATTTGCTCTGTTTCAGGGTTAGGCATCATTAAGTCGTAATTTCCAGTTGGCCTCCAACAGAAATCGTCTATACCCAATTGTAAGAATCTGTCATGAATGGAGTTATTATAGAAATTTCCAAAATAGTTTACCAATCTTTGAATTTCACCATTCCTAATGAACTGTGAATTGGATGAATCTTTCTCAAAATATTGAATATATGAAAGAGCAGGCATTTTTGCCATTTGAGTATAAAGGAATGTCCTAACCAACAATTCATAATCATCCGCGACGTGAATATATTTATTATGTCCACCCATTACGTTATAAACGTCTTTCTTCCAACTTCTAACGTGATTTGGCGCTCCAACGATATGTCTTATAGTCTTTGAGTTTATATTAGGAGCCACGGCAGTTTTATAGTATTTATCTTTATAAGTATTATCCATATAAGCACCGTAACCAAAAGCCCAATGTGGACCATAATCAACTATGTCTGTGCTATTTTCATATTGTTCGCATACATACCCGTAAACAAATCCTATATCACCAGAGTAATTATAGGATCTACATAAGTTATCAAGACATGTATTTATCAATTCATCATCATGATCTACCTCAACTAGAATATCACCGCTTGCTAAACTGAAAGCATATTTTTTAATTTCACCTATTATTCCACTATGTTTATTTTTTCTGAAGAGTTGAATTCTATGATCTTTCTTACTTAGCTCATGCATATAAATAAAAGATGTAATATAATCTTCAGGTGAATCATCAACTACGACCCATTCCCAATTTGTGTGTGTTTGACTCAAAAGTGAATCGTATAATCTTTTTAATTTAAAGATTGGAGTCATGTAAATTGTTGTTATAATAGAGAATAACATTTGAGGTTTCAATAGAGAAACTTTTAAGAACATTCTCATAATCTCTTCAGCCATTTCTGTTGGTTCCATTTCAATTGGAAGTGTTAACCATCTTCTATTTTCTTCCATTCTTGCGTTGTATAAATTTGGAAATCTTTTTGCTGGAATATAATGTTGAAATTCCATAGGATCGTCAGATTTGTATTTATCGTCAACAAATGTAAGAATAATATGAGGATTGAATGTTGATAGGACATTGTTTAAATTTGAATCGTCATTTATTTGTAAAAAATTAAATTCTCTATTACAAGCGTAAATCTCCATTGATTTTATTTCGCCTGTATTGAAATCGTCTTCGTGGATTATGAGTACTTTTATGAACATATTATGAATATTATTTTTTCTTTATATATTATATAGTTGAGAGTTAAAGTAAGTTTAATATTCTTTAAACTTTAGAATTTTGTTCTCATTTAAAGATAAGAAGTTTTTTATCAAAATTTCTCTTGCGTTGCGAAAAACTAAACCACATCAAAAAATATTATATTCTTATTCTTATCCCATCCTAAATTATCAGCGTGAGCTTCTCCCCAATCTAAATCACTTTTTCTAAGATTATGTCCAAAATCTATAAGTTTTTTAGCAAAAAACTTAACTCTTTTTTTATCATTAAAAGGGTTATTATTTTTATTGAAATCATTCAAATATTTTAATTCCCAATTATCAATAAATTTATTTATATATTCTTCCATATTATTATTTACGGATCCCTCTATCATTTCTAAAAAATATTCAAAATGTAAAAAAAATTCCATATAGATATTTTTTTCTATGTTATCAAAAACATCAACATGATCTAATATTATACCATAACTATTACTCTTTATTAAATTATTTGGAATTTTAATAATATTCCTATATGTAATTATACCATCTTTCTCCACATTTAAGTTTTTCTTAACATAATTAACTTCTCTTTTATCCGATGTTATCTTTAATACTTTATCACTATTCAATAAAAAAATATATCCAAAATCTCCTTTACCAATATATCTTAATAACTTATATCCAAGTTTATTAGCAACTATTTTAGCTGTTTTAAAAATGTGTGTATTGAAAATAAATTTATCCTTAACCATTTCTTCAAATAAATTAAATTTCTTAATAAATATCTTATGTTCATTCAAGAAAAGAAAATCTTTTATATATCGCATTTTTTACATCCTCTTTTTTATCAACATAATCATGCCCTTTCAATAAAGAATACTTAATTATGAATTTTATTAGCTTCGTCTATTATATTTTGAATATCATTTCTTTTAGACATATGATTATATATAAATATATTTTAAATGTCCTGAATCGTATATTCTAAATATGCCTTTTTCTAACATTATTTCGTGTTCAGTTTTATTTTGATCTGCACCGTTTTTAATAAGTACGTCTTTTCTGAAACCAAATCTATGTTTTCTTATCCCGTCTACAACATAATAATAATTTGGTTTTGTCTTATGAACCAATTCAAATCCTAAATTTTTATACAAGTCACCAGACGACCAACTCCTATCAGCATAACTTATAACATCGTTCGGTTCATACTTTTTTATAAAATATTTAAATAAACGACTAGCGCCGCCAACAACATTGACATTCAGTTTATTGCAGAATCGTAACATTTCATATGAACCTTCTTTAGATTTTTGACCCATGGCTTTTCTTTGACTTCCAAATGCCATCAATGAAACTAGTTCATCTTGATAAAAAAGTCCTATTTTATATTTGGACCCAACGAATCCTTGCAAATGATTTTGTTCTAGAAATTCTCTAACCAGTTTATTATCATTGATTTCTTTAATTATACATTTTCTAGCCATTATTTTTTCAGATTTACCAAGAAGATTTAATATCCTGGATTTAACGATGTCTTGTTTATGTAACCAATCGTCTTCATATATATGAATTAATTTAATCCCAAGTTTTTCACAATCTTCTGTTTTATTCAAATGGTAATGTAATGATTTATATAACTCGTTATGCCAATATAATCCATCAAATTCAAAACCTAAATTTAAATCTGGTAAATAAATATCTATTTCATTTGGTTTTATAATTTCTCTATCATTTAATATTAATGTGTCATCATAATTGTTTTTTATAAAATTTGTTAAATCTATTTGAAATCCAGAATTATTATAACTATTAATAGTATTACAAACGGTACATAATTTAGTTTTATATTTTAATCTATTGTATAATAATATAGATGATATTTCAAAATCGTGTTTTTCTCCGCAATCACACTTAAATTTATAAATGTTATTTTTTATATCAACAATATCTAAAAATTCATATTTTTTAAATAAATTTTTTATTCTAGTATCTGAAGCCTTTTTTTTAATTATTTCTGATTTCATCGGATTATTCTCTCCGTATATTTGAAATAAAGTTTCTTTTATTTTTATTTTAACATTATCGTTCAAAAAAGAATAATCATTTTTGTATTTTTTTCTACAAGTTTCCTTTATTTTATCCATGATTTCTTTTGATTGAGTGGCGTAATCCACCCCATATATTCGTCTATTGGTGATAATTTTTTTATTTTTAGTTTCATTACATTGTGTCGCAAATTCACACCCTCTTTTTTTTAAATTAGTTTTTTTACTTTTTTCCTTTATAGATTCTAATTGAAAAACATTTTCTACTCCATATTTTTTAATATTAGTTTTTTTCATTCTTATAGATTTACAATTATAACAATAGTATGTATTATCTTTATTCGATAATATATAATCACTATATTTTATATTTTTAATTTTTTTACAATTATCACACATTACTTCAACTTTAAGTCTAGAGAATTTTGATAGTTCTTTTACATCTACTATTATAGTATCTCCTATATTACATTCATAACCTAAATTTTTATAATAGTTAATATTTTTACTAAACAATTTTATTGAAATCTTTTCTGAAATTAACATGCTTTTTTATTATTATATATTAATGCTTGAAATTGGTTTTTCCCCAGTTTATATAAGAAAAATAATATTTGTCCGCAAAAAAAAAGACCCACAAGTGGGTCTTTTTATATTACAATTAAGTAGATTAGATAAGAACACCGTTACTATCAGTGACTTTAATGCCCATAAATTGTTTTTCTGGGAAGAACCCAATATCAGCAACAGCGTATCTTGATCTAATTAACATTCTTGGTGCCCAAGTTGCTTCAGAGATTAAGGAGATACTTTGAGCCATTAAGTAAGGGATAAAGAGAAGACCTGGTTGGTCAACGCTATTCTTTCTTCCTAAATAGATGTAGTTATCATCCCATCTCATGTAAGGATCTACATAGATTGCGATTTGTCCAACATTACCCATTGGGTAGAGTTGTCCGTTTGTGTTTAATTTACCAGCGTTTACTGGGTTGATTGTATAACCAGCGATATCTTGGATAACGGAAGCTAAGTTACCGTTTGTTACAAGGTATTGGGCTGGTCCAATTCTACCATCAGTAGCGATGAAGTTAGAAGCGTTATTGATCTTAGCAATAAGCTTTCTTTGAATTGAGTGAGTTGTTTCACCCATTGGTGAGCTACCACCTAATGATGTAATATAAGTATCAACGTTTAAGTCGAACTTAGATGTAATACCATCAGTTGCTTTTGGAGCTGTGTAGGAGCTTCTGTTTTTGAGGGCGAGGTTTCTGATCTTACCAACAATTTCCTTAGAAATAACTTGGGTAAGTTCGTTAATAAGAACGCCTTCTAGTTTTTGAACGATATCCATACCTGTTGCAGCCTTGATATCTTCAATTTGAGTTCTCTTCAATGTTGAAGAGATTTCAATATCACCAACTTGTACTGATTTGGTGAATACGTCAGGACCGATGACACCTGGATAGATTTTTTCATCTTGGAATCTTGACATTGGACCTTCCCAACCATTTTCCATATTGGATGTCCAACCTGCGCTGAATCCTGGAATATGATCTTCGAGTAATGATACTAATTCAACTGTGAATGTTCCACCTGAAAGGGTGATACCAGTTGTTGTTGTACCTGTTACTGTACCGATACCTGATGCTAAATAATCAGTAATAGCACCTGTTTGTGGGAATGTGTTAAGAGTTGCATCCCATGCTGGAGCTGCATCTTGTGGTACTAAAGCACCTACTGAGAAACCAGCTTGTCTGTAAATTCTAAACATTGGAAGTCCATCAATTCTGGAGAATCCTAAGAATTCCATCCAGCCTGTGAAAGTAGCTGGGCCAGTTGTCATTTCTGCTACTGTTCCACCAGCACCAATTTTTACCCATGTTCTCTTTGAGAGACCACCAACTCTTTCTTGAATTGTCAAGAGAGAAAGTTGTAATTGAAGAGCTTGCTTCAAAAGTAAATCATTAGCTGTGCTAGATGTTTTTACTTTGAAAACAAGTGGTCTTTGTCTTGAATCTGCTGTTTCACGAATGCCATCTGCATAAGCATTGTCATACTTGAAGTCAACAAATAAGAGTTGATTCTTGGTGAAGCTGTTGGTTTAACAGCTACTAAATCTAAACCAATTGTTTGAGCAGCAATCTTCATAGCTACTGGGAGAAGGTTTTGAGCAACATCACCTGAACCAATAACACCATCACCTTGCCAAGTTGCACCTGGAATTGTGGAGATTACTGGAGCAAGAACTTTACCCATACCATTTTGATTCAATGTGGCATAACCAACATTTTCATTCATTTGATGCATTTCAGCATACTCGGACATCCATGCTCTTTTTTCTTCATCTTGAACTCTGAGAGCGTCAAGAATTGGTGCCCATTTTTTCATTGCTTTCGCACTGTCAACTATAAAATTCATTTTTTAAGTTTTTTTTTAGTTATATATTCTGTTTAAAAAGTCACTTTTTTCCAAAATGCTTTACCAGACTATATAATTATCTCTGTAATCTTTTTAAATATGCATCTAATTGAGAATCACTGAGTTTGGTGTTATCAAATTTGTTATTACTTTCTTTTAACAAAGTAACCTTACCCATATTCTTCTTTGCATATTCATGGAGGTTTCTACTATTCCAGAAACTTTCCATTTTTTCCTCAGACAAATTAGTATAGAATTGTGCACTACTTAAAATACTATTTTGTACTTCTGGTTTTAAACTTTCCCATATTGGTCTGAGATCGCCTGGGATATAATCGATCAAAGTATCATTAAAGCTTCTTTTGGCTGGAGTTAATGCATTAGCCATAATTGTAAGAACTTCATTTTCATTTGTATAATATTTGCTTTCGTTCATTGCAACTATTACTTTTTCTTTATCTGATTGTGAAAGGTTGTAATATGCAGCCTTCTTTTTTTCTGATAAGAAATTTAAGAAATGAGGTTCAGTTTCATCTGATGCCTTACGTTTTTTGGACTCATTTATTTGCTTTAAGATAAGTTTCTTTAATGTATTTTCAGAATCGTAAATCTTATCACCTATTAGAGATAATCTTGATTCTTGGATTTCTTGAACTTCGCCAGTGTCAGATAGTTTGACGACATAAATACCGTTATCGATATTGCCTGCCAAAATTTCACCTGTCTTGTCATCATCAATCTTTACAACTTGACCAGGGGTTAATTCTGATTTATCTTCCTCATCTTGGATTTCTTCAGCATTTACACCTTCAACATCGATGTCTTCATCTTCTTCACCTTCAAGTCCTTGTACTTGACCTTGAGCTTGTGCCTGCTGAGGCTGAGCTTGTGGTTGTACTTGACCTTGAACTGGTTGAGCTTGAGTCATGTCATCCATGCCTTCGTCTTCGTCATAATATTTAGCAACTGAATCGGTTTTAAAGTTACCCATTTTATCTTCTGGTGATTCGATTCCTTCTTTTATCATGTTTCCTTTCGAATTTAATTTTTCAGCGATGTACTTACCGTACTCGATGTTCTTGTCAATTGCTTCAGCTAAATAGTTACCATAAGCAATGGTATCTGTTAAGTTTTCTGCAATATACTCAGAATACTTGATAGAATTATCTAATTGTTCACCAACATATTCTGTGTATTTGATGCTGTTATCAACATGCTCTGCTATATATTCAGCATATTTAATGTTGTTATCAACGTGCTCTGCTATATATTCAGCATATTTAATGTTGTTATCAACG